ATGATGGACTACGACGAGGAGGTCAAAAATTGAGCGCCAAAAAATTCAAGCGCGAGGTTCTTTTGAGGGCCCCCCGCTTTGCCAAGTACCAGCAGGACTTCCTCGGGGCAGTCCTGCGCAAGAGTGAGTACACCATCGCCGAGGCCGAGAGGGCGGTCAAGGCATTCTTCAAAGACAAGGAGCGTGATTGACATGGCAGGAGGCACCTGGACGAACCAGAACAAGATTCGGCCCGGCGTATACATCCGGTTTACCTCGGACCGGGGGCTGGGGCTCACGGTCAGCGACCGGGGCGTGGTAGCCATCGCGGAGGCCATGAGCTGGGGCCCGGTGGAGACGGTGCAGGAGATCGAGGCCGGGGCCAATATGACCCCCTACACCGGGTATGACATCACCAATCCCAAGAACCGGTTCCTCAACGAGATCTTCAAGGGCACCAACCGGACGGCGGCCCCCAATAAGCTGCTGCTCTACCGCCTGGGGGCCACCGGGCAGAAGCAGGCAAGCGCAGAGGTTTCGCCCCTGACGGCCACCGCAAAGTATCCCGGGGTTCGGGGCAACGATATCTCCATCGTCATTACCGAGCTGACTGACCCGGAGGATGCTTTCGCCGTGTCCACGGTGGTGGGCGGGGAGATTGTGGACCAGCAGACCGCAAAGACGGTGGAGGAGCTATCCGCCAACGACTGGGTGGCCTGGAGTGGTACCGGAGCCCTGGCCGCCACGGTGGGAAAGGCGCTCTCCGGCGGCGCCGATGGTTCTCCCGCATCCGCCGATTACACCGACTTCCTGGCGGCCATCGAACCCTACAAGTTCGACGTGCTCATTTACGACGGCACCGACACCACCGTGCAGGACGCGATGGTGGCCTTTGTGAAGCGCCTGGCGGCGGAGGAGGGGGCTTATACCCAACTGGTGGCCGCTGGGCTCACCAACCCGGATGACCGCTTTGTGGTCAACATCATGAGCGGCGTTGTGCTCAGTGATGGCACCGCCCTCACCCCCCAGCAGGTGACCTGGTGGGCCGGCGGGGCCCTGGCTGGGGCCCAGTATAACGAGTCCCTGACCTACGCCGCCTATCCCAACGCGGTGGACGTGTCCCCCAAGCTGACCAACTCCGGGTACATCGACGCCCTGACTGCCGGCCAGTTTGTCCTCTTTGCCGACGACGGGGTGGTGAAGGTGGAGCAGGATATCAACTCTCTGGTGACCTATACCACCGATATCACCGGGCCCTATCACAAGAACCGGGTGATCCGGCTGCTGAACACCATCGCCAACGACATCTATCAGCAGTTCTCCGATGGCTACATCGGCGTGGTCAACAACAACGAGCAGGGCCGCATGATGTTCAAGAGCGCCATCGTGGGGTATCTGCTGGACATCCAGGCCAATAACGGCATTCAGAACTTTGAGGCCGAGGACGTGACCGTAGAGCCCGGCGAGGCCATTGACGCCATCGTGGTCAACCTGGCGATCCAGCCGGTGGACAGCGTGGAGAAGATCTACGTCACCATCACCGTGAATTGAGGGAGGTGTGAATATGGCTTATCTGCTGGCAAAAGACACCGTCACCGGCGCGGAGGGCTCCGTGGTGGTTACCAAAGAGGGCCGGAACTATGTGGTGGCCGGTATGCGGAACATCACCACCAATGCGGAAATCCAGAGCAGCGATATGCGGGTCATTGGCACCCGCACCATCCAGGACAAGCCCAACGGGGCCAAGCTGACGGGTACCGGCAACATCTACTACGGCACCAACCTGTGGACGGACATGGTGCTCCAGTACATCCAGACGGGCGTTATGCCGGAGTTTGATATTCAGATTACCAACTCCGATTCCGCTTCGGCGACACTGGGCTCCCAGGTTATGGCCTATTACGGATGCCACCTGACCGGCACCGTGCCCCTCTCCGTTCTGAACAGTGAGGAGACCATGCTGAACTATGACTTCAACTTCGCCTACACCCGCGTGGCACGGCTCCAGGCGTTCAACGATCCGGCCCAACTGGGTATTTAAGGAGGAACCGATATGAGTAAGCTTTCCGCATTTCTGCATCCCGTCACTACCTCGGAGGAGAAGGAGGTTGTCATCTCCAACCGCTTTCAGGACGAAAGTGGCAAGCCCGTGCCCTTCAAGATCCGGGCGCTGACCCAGGAGGAGAACGACGCCATCACCCGGCAGGCCACCCGCCGCCGGAAGGAGGGCGGACAGACAATCGAGCAGTTGGACAGTGTGGATTTCACCCGCCGCATGGTGGTGGCCGCCACGGTGGAACCCGACTTTTCCAGCAAGGAGCTGTGCGACGGGTGCGGCGTCCTGGACCCGCTGCTGGTGCCCGGTAAATTGCTGCTGTCCGGCGAGTATGCCCGGCTGGTCAAGGAGATTACGAAGCTGTCCGGCTTTGCGGAGCAGGAGGATGAGGTAAAAAACTGATGGACGGGGCCGGCTGGGACACGGAGATGCTGGTGGCATATTACTGCTTCGTGAACCTCGGCTGGGCCCCGTCCCGGTATGACGCCCTCCCGTCCAGGGAGAAACGGCTGGTGACCGAGTTCGCCCTGAAAAGCATGAGAGACCAGAAGGAAGCCCAAGACCGGGCGAATTAGAGGTGAGAGCATGGCCGCAATTCGAGAAACCCTGATTCTGGAGGATAAATTCACGTCCACCATGACCCAGTGCTTACAGGTAGCGCAGAGGATGGCAAACATGCTGGACGATGTGCGGGCTTCCACGATGAATGTGGAAACCGCCGCTGCGGCCACAGCTGTACAGATGCAAGAACTTGCGGGGAAGATGACGCAGACCAACAGCCGGGGGACATCCCTGCTTGGTACGATCCGCAACCTCGCAGGCACCTTCTTGGGTATGCAGTCCGTCCGCTGGCTGGTAAACACCTCCGACCAGCTCACCAGCATCAACGCCCGGTTGCGGCTCATGACCGGCAGCGCCGAGGCGGCGGCCGCAGCCCAGGAGGAGATTTATCAGGCGGCCATGCGCAGCCGTGGAGCCTACGCCGATATGGCGGACTTTGTTTCCCAGCTCGGCACGGTAGCCGGGAACTCATTTACAGGAACGGACGAGCTGGTGGCTTTCGCCGAGCAGATTCAAAAGCAGATGGCGATCTCCGGGGCCTCCGGTGCGTCTGCCCAGGCCGCGCTGGTGCAGCTTACCCAGGGCCTGGCCTCCGGCACCCTGCGGGGCGAGGAGCTCAATTCGGTGCTGGAGCAGACCCCCATGATTGCCCAGACCATCGCGGAGTATATGGGCGTCACCACCGGGGAGATGCGGGAGCTGGCCAGCGAGGGAAAGGTCACTGCGGAGGTGGTCAAGAACGCCATGCTTGGGGCGGCGGAGGAGACCAACGCCCAGTTTGAGCAGATGCCCATGACCTGGGCGCAGGTGTGGACGATGTTCCAGAACGTCGCCATTCAGGCCCTTGACCCGGTGCTGGATGCAATCTCCTGGCTGGCAAATAATATCGACCTAGTGGGCCCCATTGTCCTGGGCCTGGGTGCTGCGTTCGGCGTGTTCCTTCTGGCAGCCAACTGGACCAACATTTGCACGGCGGCGACTACGGCCTTGACAACCGCACAGGAGATGCTTAGGACGGTCATGGCGACCACCTGGGGGCTGCCGCTTATCATCATTGCGCTGGTGATCGGGGCCATTTACGCAGTGACGGCGGCGGTGAATCACTTCGCCGGGACCAGTGTGTCGGCCACCGGAATTATTGCCGGAGTGGTTATGACAGCCCTGGCCGTTGTAGGAAACCTATTTGTTGCATTGTTCAATTTGCTTACCGATGGATGGGTACTTATTTACAACCTGATTGCCGCAGTGGCAAATTTTATCGGAAACGCGTTTACTGACCCTGTAGGCTCGGTAGCCCGCCTGTTTTTTGACCTGGCGGATACGGTGCTGGGGGTTCTCCAGGCTATTGCGTCGGCGATTGACACTGTTTTTGGGCTCAACTTGGCTGGAGCGGTACAGGGATGGCGTGACAGTTTGGGTGGATGGGTAGACAAGACTTTTGGGCAGGGAACCGAAGTAATGGCAAAGCTTAACGCCAATGACCTGCATTTAGGAAGGTTCGAGTATGGGGCGGCCTTTGGCACGGGCTATAACTGGGGAGCCAATCTGTTCAGCGGAAATGGGAACGACGCCGTTGGCGCGGCTCTTTCCGGCGTGCCCTACGACGAGCTCTCCGGCCAGTTGGGCGATATCGCCGGGAGCGTAGGGAGCATCGAGAAGTCGGTCAAGATGAGCGACGAGGACATCAAATCCCTGGTGGACGTGGCGGAGCGGCGGTATGTGAACAACGTCAACCTGACGGCGCAGACTCCGGTGATCACGGTCAACGGAGCCAACACCGGGCGGACCGCCGCCGACCGCCAGAGCCTCGCCAATGCCATCCGGGACATTCTGATCGAGCAGACCGCCTCCGGCTCCACGCGCAGCACGGCGCGGCCCGCAAGCGGATAAGAAAAGAGGAGGCCGGTATGTCCGTCAATAACTTCGGATTGTTTTTCACGAGGGACGGTACGGTCATCCGCCTGCCGGTGAACCCGGAAAAGCTGCCCGTGGCCCGGGACAACGACAACAGCGAATACAACGTGCTGGGCATCGGCCCCATCATGATCCCCCGCATACCCAAGCTGCGGGAGGTGACCATTTCCTCCTTTTTCCCCGGGCGGGAGTTCTCTGGAAGCAATCAATGGGGCGCCTTCCACCCGCCTGAGTATTACATCCAGTTCTTTGAGAGCGCCATGAACGACAAGGCGCCCATCATCTACACCCCTGTGCGGTACTATGAGAACGGGGAGCCATTCATGACTGGCGACACCGGCTTTGAAGTGCTGGTCACCCAGTTCAACACCGAGGAGCGCGGAGGGGAGACCGGCGATTTTTACTACGATCTGACTCTGACCGAGTATCGGGATTATACCCCGCAGTCTCTTTCTGCACAGAGCGGCCGGCAGCCCGCGGGGATGCCGGTGGAGGTCACAGCGGAACCCTCCCGCACAATCCCGCAAGGACAGCTTTATGCCGGTGCGGCGTGCATTGCCAACGGCTCCTATTTTTACACCAGCTACGGGGATGAGCCCCACGGCACGGCCTCCGGACGGAGGGTATTGGTGTCACGGATTGTAGACGCCACCCGCCCCGCCAGCGTCCACATCACAGACGAGGCCGGGAATCCCCTGGGCTGGATAGACAAAAACGCCCTCCAGGTGGTGAGCGATACGTGAAGACAGAGCTGATTATTGCCAACAAGTCCGGCGGAAAGATGTGGGAGATATCCAACTCCGTGCCGGAGGTTACCTGGAGCACGGAACGCACCGGTTCGCCGGGCACACTGAAATTCAATGTACTGAAAGCCGGGGATCTGAGCTTCGCCGAGGGCGATATCGTCCGGTTCTCGGTGGACGGCCAGCTCCAGTTCTACGGCTGGGTATTCACCAAGAGCAAGGACCGCTGGGGTGAGATTCAGGTCACATGCTACGACCGCATCCGCTATCTGAAGGCCAACGCATCCTATAACTTTGAGGCGCAGACCGCCGGGGATATGCTCCGGCAGATCGCCGCCGACCTCCAGATTGACGTGGGGCAGGTAGCGGATACGGGGTACGCTATCCCGGACTTCTATAAGGAGGACGAGAGCTGCCTGGATATCCTGGGGGAGGCCATCCAACAGACCCTGCTCAACACCGGGAACATCTATGTACTGTTCGATGATGGAAACGGACTGGCCCTCCGGCAGCCCCGGGATATGGTCTCCAACGTGGTCATCGGCGACATGTCCCTGCTGACCGACTACACCTACAAGACCGACATCGACGAGCAGACCTACAACCACGTCAAACTGGCCCGGCCCAACGAGGAGACCGGCAGGGCGGATGTGTTCGTAGCGGAGGACAGCGCCACAATTGGACAGTGGGGCATGCTCCAGCTCTACCAGACGGTGGATGGCACCATGAATGACGCGCAGGTACAGGCCCAGGCCCGGGCCACCTTGTCGTGCTATAACCGCCGGATGCGGACGTTGAAGGTATCCTCCCTGGGGGTGCCCGGCCTGCGGGCGGGACAGATGGTGCTCATGAAGGTGCAGGGTCTTGGGGATATCAATCTCGACCAATACGTCCTTTTGGAGAAGGTGACCCACACCTGGGCAAATGACGACCACACAATGGAGTTTGAGACCCTGGGGCTGGAACATGTGTAAGAGGTGAGTGCGTGGATCTGAAAGATGTTCTGTACCAGATGATGCAGGAGAACACCGCCGCCGGGCAGCCAACAGACCTGCGGGTGGGCACGGTGACCAGAGAAGAACCGCTGGAGATTACCATTAACCCTGCCACATCTCCCCTGAGACGGAGGCAGCTCTGCCTCACTGAGCCGGTGATTGAGAAGAAAATCCCGGTGCTGGCCCACAGGCACCGGATTCAGACCCTCTCCCACACCCATGCCAACTCGGCGGGCACCACCACCACGGGACTGGACGGCTCCTACCTGGGGGAATACGCTCTGGTTTCTGAGGGGGCGGACGCCACCCTGCAGGGGGAGGACATTGTGTGCTGGGAGGACGGGAAGAAGCTGCCTGTCAAGGACGGTTTTATTATCCTGAACCGCAGGCTGGAGGAGGGGGACAGAGTGCTCCTGCTGCGGGTACAGCACGGGCAGAAGTTCATCGTCCTGTCCCGGATTTTTGAGGAGGAAGCCTGATGCCGACTTTGCCTACATCCGCTATCGACCTGTCCGCCGGGGTGTCCTTCGTCTCCCAGCCCTCCAGGACGTGGTATATCAACAAGGAAACCAACCGCATCCAGGGGGAATGTGACGGCTGGTATTCTGTCCGGCAGGCTGTGGAGGTCATTCTCAATGTGGAGCGGTTCCGCTGGCAGATTTATTCCCCCTACTCCGGGATGCAGTGGGATGGGCTCATCGGGCAGGACCCGGGGTATGTGGCCTCGGAACTTCAGCGGCGTATCACCGAGGCGCTGAAAATGGACGACCGGGTGCGGGGGATATCCAGCTTTACGTATGCCGTGGAAGGGGATATGTTGAGGGCCTCCCTCACCGTGAACACAGTATATGGAGAGATGCAGACCAGTGTGGAGGTGGATATCACTTGATTGACTTTACTCAAGAGACCTATGCCAGCCTCCGTCAGGAGATGCTGGACCGGGTGCCCGATACTTATGACAAGCGGGACACGGCCCCCATCCCCACGGCCATCTCCCCGGCGGCCTACACCCTGGCGGGGTTCTACCTCACTCTGGACCGGGTGCAGCGGGCGGCCTTCGTGCAGACGGCTGTGGGGGATTCCCTGGATATGCTGGCTGTGATTGGCGGCCTGACCCGATATCCGGCCTCCGCCGCGGTACGCCTGGGCGTGTTCAATACCTCTGTGCCCATTGGAGCCCGGTTCTCCACCATCAACGGAGCGGGCTCAATCAACTTTACCGTAACGGCGGCAACCGATACGGGGAACCAGTACCAGCTGGCCGCGGAGACCCCCGGCGCCATCGGAAACGAGTACACCGGGCCCATCCTGCCGATTACCGCCATTCCGGGGCTGACCAGTGCACAGATTACGGATATCCTGGTGCCTGGTGACGACACAGAGACCGACAGCGCATTTCGGGAACGGCTGATTGAGGCGCTCAATAACCGTCCCTTTGGCGGCAATATTGCCGACTACCGCCAGAACATCCTCGCCATTGACGGCGTGGGCGGGGTGCAGGTATACCCCACCTGGAACGGCGGTGGCACTGTGAAGCTGTCCGTTCTGGGGGCGGATTTCCTGCCTGCCTCATCCACACTGGTGGAGAAGGTGCAGAATGCCATCGACCCGCCCCCCAACCAGGGGCTGGGGCTGGGCTTGGCCCCTATCGGGGCAAAGGT